TTAATACAGTTGAAGATGATCTTGGTATGCATATGACACCTGATACTAAAGCCGATACGTGGGAGGAACATTACCCACTTAGTCAACTGACGTTTTTGAAACGAGGCTTTAAACAACATGGGAGTGTTTGGTTGTCACCCGTAGACCCGGCATCATTGGAAACTCAATTTTGTTATTCCTTCATTAAAAGTTCGGATCATGTAGCAATATGTAACCAAGTTCTTGAGGGTTTAATTTCAGCATCTAAAACCTCACCGGAGTACTTTGATTTCTTTCGGGATCGTATCTTTAAGATAGCGCGGCAACGCAGGCTTGAATATTTGTATCCTTATTTGGTTGATTTTAGTTATTCTTTTTCTATGGTTATGAATCGTTTGGGAATGATGGATTTAGATTTTGAACAATTTAAAGTAGATCAAATTTTTATTGGTACTTGGCAACGTGGGTTCTATAAGCATGTTGGTTTTGTTATTTATTTAGCAGTAGAGGATGAATGGTTTTTGTTTGAGCGCAATGGTTTTGATTCACCTGGTGGTCTTTTTCCGAATTTGTTTAACTCCAATAGCGGTCAATGGATAATAGCTCCTTTAAAGGTAGATGATCTTCCAGAAATTAAACACATTTCTTTCTATGTAAAACAAGACTTACCTCTTAGAACTTCAAGGATTTTTGAAGCCTTTAATTTTTTCCGAACAAATTGCCATCAATACATTTTTTATGATAGAGTAGCTTTTGTTTTGAATGATGATGTAAGTGTGCCTGAACATTTTGATTTTTTGACGACAGAATATAATTTTATTTTCAACAATTGTCAACATGGGGTTATTAATTTTGTCCCGGAGTTCAAATCTCACTCAGAAGTCAAACTAGCCACCCCAGCAGCAAAAACCTCAGTAATAACAGCGGGAGTGGCATTGGGTGTATCCCTGATAGCAGGCGCATGTACAGCAGCAGCGTCTTATACTGAGTCGTCCTGGGACAAGACGTTAAACTGCCTAGGTAACAAACTGGAACGGATAACGACCAACGACGGGGCGCCGAACGCACAAACTGAAAATATGGAAACCACGATTGTTGAGAGGGACGGGCGCTTGCCCACATCGATCAATCAGGAAACGACCTTGGAAACGTTTAACTCGACCAATGCCGGGGCGCCTAACGCATTTGAAAACAATATGAAGAATTTGAATGAAAATGGGAACGGAG